ACGAGCAAAGAGTTCAATATATGGACCTTCAAGTAACTGTTCTATACGGCCATATATCTCATCTGGTTTTCTGGAGTGTTCTCTACGATTCGATACAACTAACTGATCTACATTACTGGACATTCTACGAGGTTTACCTTTGGTGGCTAATAACGCCATCTCTGGATTTGCTCTTGTCCAATAACCTAAACCTTTAAAGTAGTCGTTATTGTTTTTGTTTTGTTTAACCCAAGTAAAAGCAACTGTCTTATAAGTGAAACCCCACGCCTCTATAACTTTAAATGCTTGTTGTAGAAACGGATCGGTCACCCACATTATAAGGGTGGAATTGCCTTCAGCAAGGTTGCTAACAGGTAGAGAAATAATGTCAGAAAGGCCAGCGCACTTATAATGTTTAGTGGCGTTCCTTCCTTCTCCCTTTTCTGAATATGATTTAAAATACCACGGAGGATCTGCATAAATTACTTTGTATTGTTTGTTTATACTACTTATATCCATAACTTATTAAAAAAAGTTTTATAACTATGATAAAAAGACATAACTGATATGTTTTAATTTTTGTGTTTAAAGCTAAATGTACACCAAACATAAATGCCCAATGTAATGTAATAACTAATAATAATAGACTTAACATCATTCAAAAAAACTTTCTAAACTTGCTTTCTTTTCATAAGACCAACCAATAGAATTAAGTATAAAACTCAATGGATCTAAAAATGTCTTTTGAAACTGTACTTCGTAATCAATATAATTTTCTAATTTAAACTCTTTTGGTAATTTAGTGATGTAAGAAATTACATCAAACTTAAATGGATTTGCTTCTATTAACTTAATAAACTTAATTTTATCTCCCTCTTGGACAAGTGGATATTTGTTTGTTAACTTAAATTGTTTTACTTGATGATTATAAATCAAAGCACCTTTAACGTGTATTGGTGTACCTTTGATAAACACATTATTACTATGATGATACTTAGCTAGATTATTACAAGACCTTGGAAAAGAAATTTGTTCAGCACTCATAAAGAAATTTGTTCAGCACTCATCTTAAAAAATTCACTTTTAAAATCACTTACAAATTTTTGTAAAGTGTCTTCATCTTTAGTCATAATAAGTTTAATTGCACCTCTAATTTTACCACGACAAACTTCAGGTGTTGATGACTTCACAGCTTCAATACCCATAATCTTTAATTTAGGTTCATCAAAGGTAATACCTTCTTCATCTAACACATTTAACATATATCTTTTTTTCGCAGTCCAAATACCTTTATCAGCAATAACTTCTCGTTTCATTACCATCTTATTACCAATGGCATTTGTATAATCAGCAAGTTCTGTAAAACACTTATCTAAAAATGGTTGTATTCTTGTGTCAACAACTTTATTAATAAATCTTAATATATGGTCTTTTGATTTATCTTTACATACTTGTTCTACTAACTTATCTAAACAAAGATAAATGGAATCTGTATCTGACGCAACAACATAATCTATTTTGTCGTGTGTCTTTAATATATTATTCATATATTCATTTACGTTCTTTTCAATAAAACGAATTACAAATTGACCTGATGAAGTAATCGCAGTTGCTTGTCTTACATCATAGTATCTAAAATATTGATTACCAATTGCACCGTAAGCTGAGTTTAAAGCAATCTTCTTTGCCAGTATCTAAAATATTGATTACCAATTGCACCGTAAGCTGAGTTTAAAGCAATCTTCTTTGCCCATTGAATATTATGACAACGAGATATTTCTTTTACTAAGTTTTTATCTTTTGTTTTTTGGTATTCTTGTTTTGCTGAAAATTCTAAATCTTTAAATTTAACTCTATCGTTATACATACTTTCCATAAGTCTTGGTAAAAACCCTGGACTATCTGTTTTAAACATTGCACCATTTGGCGTAATACAAGCACCTTCTGTCTTTAAGTGTGTTAGCGGTGTCGCTTGATTTAACAACTTATCGACTGACACTCCACTTGGTTTTACGCCAATGATTTTTTCAGGTGAGATATTGTATTGCATAATGAGATGTGGATATAGAGAGTTAATGTCAAATGACACTATCCAATTATGCATACCAACTAACGGGTCTTTTACATAAGCGCCGTCATACTTATCTTCCTTTACATTGTCTTCCTTTGGAGGAATTACAATATTTTCTTTTCTTAAATAATTATAGATTAACATATCCCACATTCTAACTTGTGAGAATACGTCATTATAATTAACTTTTGCCTCATAGGCCATTGTTAAGACTAGTTCAATAAGTTTTAGTTTATCCTCTAGTCCATCAACAATTTCAACGTCTTTGATATTGTAATCAATAAACGATTGAAAATCTTTTGTATACCAATCTCTAAATGTATCGTAAGGGTTTTCATCTTTTTGTATACCCAATTCTACTTTACCGATATAATCTAATTTGTAACTTTCTTGTCTTTGTGGTATAAACTTTTGATATAAATCCAAATAATCTAACATCACAATACCAAAAATATTATAATGAGTTTGTGGCCGACCTCGTACTACGATTGATTCTCTTTCAACTAAATTCCAAGGTGAAAATCTTTTTAATACTTTTTCATCTACAAGATTTCTAATACGATTGAATAGATAAGGTATATCAAAAAACTTTGTATTCCAACCAGTGATAATATCAGGATAGTTTTTAATCCAAAACTTCATAAACTCCATAATGAGTTTCTTTTCTGAATTACATCTTATATAAGTTACATCAGTTCGATCTGTTTTAAATTCACCTGTACCCCAAGTGATGATTTGTTTATTTGATTGATTTTTTACTGTGATTGCTAGTATTTCTTCTGTAGGATTTTCTACATCTGGAAAACTTCTGTAGGATTTTCTACATCTGGAAAACCATTTTCAGCACTACATTCTATATCAACAGTAAATATTTTAATAAACTCTTTTGAAAAATCTATTTCATTAGGAAACTCATCAGAAATATATTGATATTGATAACGATCCATACCATAGATTGGTGCGTTATCTGTATTATAATTCTTTTTAAAATCTCTTGCTTTAGATATACTACCAAATTGAATTGGTTTTAAACATTGACCATTAAGTGTTTTAAATTCTGTTTCTTGTTGTGTGATTGCATATAGCGTTGGTTTAAAATCAATACGTTCTCGGTATTCTTTACCTTCAAATATACCTCGTACTAAAAGTTTTCCTCTATGTTCAATTACATTTTTATAAAAGTTCATCATCTAATAATTGTAAAGTTATATTGTCAAGTTCTTTAGTTAGTGTAATTTGACAACCTAATCTACTAACACCTTTTTTATATCCTTTTTCATATTCTAATAATTCTTGTTCAGGTGTATTATAATCTATTTCACCAAGTTTGTCAATCCACGCATTATTTACATAGACGTGACAAGTGGCACACGCACAACACCCTCCACAGATTGCAGGGATTTCTTCCAAGTTTGCCTCTCTTGCTGCCTCCATTATTGTCCAGCCTTCAGGCACCTTTACTTGGACTTTTTGATTGTTTGTCCTAATAAAGTTTACTGTTATCACTATTATAGTTTAGGTAGTTTAGTTTCTGTAATTAAACCTGGTGCTGTTAAAATACTACTTGTATTTTGTTGATAGGAAGATAGTATTTCTTTTTTTGGATCAACGATTGAAATTATATTTTGAGATTTAATTTCAATATCATCGCTACTTGAATATGGACTATACAAAGTCATCATCAATTGTACAGGTTTTCCTGGACCTTGTTGATGAGGTATAATTACAAAAGGTTTGTTTAGTTTGGTTGTTTCTACTGTTTTATCTACAACTTTAGCAATAATATCTTCGCCTGTAGATAATCTCATTATTTTCACATCTGACATAATAACTCCTTATTTTATTTAATATATCACACATTGACTTATTTGTCAATGTTGTTTTCTTTGTCAACTGGTCTTAGTCTTTTACTTAATACGAAAGTTCTATTTGGATTAACACTTACGTTCATCTGTCGCATTAAATCTCTATTAATTAATAAGTCTGAGCCTGATCTTGGTCTTGCGTCTAAACCTACTTCTATATCTTTATATGTAAACCCGTTAAAGGTTAAATCCATTAAAACTGTTGGTCTTGTTTCTGACGGTTCTTCACCATCAGCGTTTGCTCGATAAACTTCACTTGTACCGTACCTTGGTTTAGAAAAAGTTTTACCATTATATTTCCATTTAATTGTAGATTTGCTTTCTTCTAATATTTCATCTGCGTGTAAAGCACAAGCCTTTGAACCATTACCTGTATCAAACTTTGCTCTTACTTTTCCAACTTCATCTACATCAACGGTTTCCAACCAACCACATTCACTAGCGGCCTGTCTATCCCAATGACTTCGTTTTGAAACCCATTTAATTAAGTTATCTACTAATTTTTCGCCTGTGATTGATTTAGAAGCTTGTGCATCTGAATAATAATCTTCATATGTATATGACATATAATTAGCACCTGTACCTGGACTACCATTTACTTCTAACACGTAAGGTTTACCTTTATAAACAATATGGTCAACTCCTACAAGATATGCCTTTGAAGCTCTACTTGCTTTTAAAATAATTTCCATTTCTTCTTCATTTAACTTGTATGG